CTTGGTATCTCTAACGAGAAGATACTAACTAAAGCTGTTGTTAAGAAAGAATTTACTCCACCTGTACCTAGGATGGAAGATAAAGAAAAAGAAGACGTTGATAACGACTACAAATACAGTAGAGAAAATTATTACAATCTTATAGAACGAGGACAAGACGCAATACAAGGTATACTTGATATTGCAAACGAAAGTCAACACCCTAGAGCATATGAAGTTGCAGGTAACTTAATCAAACAAGTTGCTGATACAGTTGACAAATTACAAGACTTACAAGGTAAACTAAAAACATTAAAACATGTGCCAGATAAAGCAAGCACAAATATAAAACAGGCGTTGTTTGTAGGATCATCAGCAGAGTTACATAAAATGTTAAAGAATAAAAACAAAAATGTAGAAGTGCAAGAAGATAAAAAGTTTGATGATGGTTTTAATCCTGACGAAGTAAAATATGACTGAAGCATATCTAGGTAATCCTAATCTATACAAAGCAAATTTACAACAAAGTTATACCGAAGATCAAGTAAGAGAAATTGCAAAGTGTATGGAAGATCCTATACACTTTATAAAAACATACACTAGAATTGTAAACATTGATGAAGGTCTAGTACCTTTTAATATGTATCCTTTTCAGGATAAAATGGTTAAGACATTCCATGAAAATCGTTTTTCTATTTGTAAACTTCCTAGACAGTCTGGTAAATCAACTACAATTATCGCATATCTATTACATCAAGTTATATTCAATGACAATATAAACGTTGCCATACTTGCAAACAAATCATCTACTGCTAGAGATTTATTAGGTAGATTACAACTTGCATATGAAAACTTACCTAAATGGTTACAACAAGGTGTACTAAACTGGAACAAAGGTTCACTTGAATTAGAAAATGGCTCAAAGATACTTGCAGCTGCAACATCTTCAAGTGCAATTAGGGGTGGTTCATTTAACATCATATTCCTTGATGAGTTTGCTTTCATACCTAACAATATATCTGAGCAGTTTTTTAGTTCAGTTTATCCTACAATTTCTTCTGGTAAATCTTCTAAAGTTATGATCGTATCTACACCTCATGGTATGAATATGTTTTATAAATTATGGAATGACGCAATACATGGAAGAAATGATTATAAACCTATTGAAGTGCATTGGTCAGAGGTACCTGGTAGAGATGAAAAATGGAAAGATGAAACGATTAGAAATACTAGTGAGGCACAATTTGCTACCGAGTTTGAGTGTGAGTTTGTAGGTTCAGTAGATACATTAATCAATCCATCTAAATTAAGAAACTTATCACACAATACACCATTAGTATCTAACGAAGGTTTAGATATGTACGAGAGAGCAGAAAAAGGTAAAGATTATGTTATGACAGTTGACGTAGCACGTGGTACTGTAAGAGATTATTCTGCCTTTACTGTATTTGACGTAACACAAATGCCATATAGATTGGTTGCAAAATTTAGAGATAACGAAATTAAACCTATATTGTTTCCTCATACTATTGAGAAAGTCGCAAGAGCATATAACAATGCTCATATATGTGTTGAAGTAAATGATCTAGGACATCAAATAGCAGACGCTTTACAGTTTGAATTAGAATACACAAACTTATTAATGTGTATGATGAAAGGTAGAGCAGGTCAGATATTGGGTGGTGGTTTCAGTAAGAGAGGTACACAATTAGGTGTACGTATGACTAAACAAGTAAAACGTATAGGTTGTTCAAACTTAAAATCACTACTAGAGGGCGACAAGATATTGATAAACGATTTTCATACAATACAAGAGTTATCAACATTTGTAAGACGTGGTAGTGGATGGCAGGCTGAAGAGGGTTCAAATGATGATTTAGTTATGTGTTGCGTTATCTTTGCATGGATCACTAATCAAAGATATTTTAAAGAGATGACAGACCAAGATGTACGTGCTAGAATGTACGCCGAACAACAAAACGCAATAGAACAAGATATGGCACCTTTCGGGTTTATGGATAACGGCATGGAAGAAGAATATCAACAAGATGATAGTGGTGAAGTATGGCAGCCAGTAACCGTACGAAAAGGTGATATTTTATAAATATAAACGAGATTAATGATACCTATTAGCTAATAAGAGGAGAACAAACATATGGCATTTCAAGTTTCACCAGGTGTTCTCGTACAAGAGAGGGATCTAACAAACGTAATTCCAGCAGTAGCAACTACGATCGGTGCTGTTGCAGGACAATTCAATCAAGGACCTATGGACGAAGTTACGTCTATTAGTTCGGAGAAAGAATTAGTAGAAACGTTTGGTAAACCCGACTCTACAAACTTTGAATTTTGGTTTAGTGCTGCAAGTTTCTTGCAATACTCATCAAGTTTAAGAGTAGTACGAGCTGCAAACACTTCAAGTGTTAACGCTGTTGTATCTGGATCAGCATTAAGAATTAAGAACACAGATCATTATCAAAACGGTGACGGTACTACTGGACCTTATAGTAACGGTTCAGCTAACGTTGGCGAATGGGCTGCAAGAACAGCAGGCGCATGGGGTAATAACTTAAAAGTTTCAGTATGTCCGAGTGCAACGGCATATGAAGCAGTAAATAAAACAACAACAAATGACGCTTCAACAGCAGTTGGAGATACAACTATCGTATTAACTTCAGGAACAGATTTTCTTGTAGGTGATATTGTAAACTTCGGCGAGTCAGGTGGGCATGAATATAGAGTTACAGGTGTTTCAACAAACACTTTAACTTTTGTAAGACATCCATCAGGCACAGGCGGACTACACACAGCTGTTGCAAACGGTTCACAAGTAAGAAGAAGATGGCAATACTACGATCTAGTAGATAAAGCACCAGGAACATCAACATACGCTTCTAATAGAAGTGGTGTAAATGACGAAATGCACATAGTAGTCGTTGATGAAGACGGTGGTATTACAGGTACTAGCGGCGAAGTTTTAGAAGTTTATGATTCAGTATCAAAAGGATCAGACGCTAAAACAGCACAAGGTGATACTAACTACTACGTTGACGTACTTTACAACCAATCAGAATACATCTATTGGATGGATCACGTTGCGACAGGATCAAATTGGGGTAGTGCAGTAGCAGGATTAACATTTACTGCTCTGTCAGCACCTTTTGCTAGATCACTTGTAAGTGGTGCAGATGGTTCAACAGTAAGTACTGCTGAATTAAAAACTGCTTACGAAAAATACAATGACGCTGATACTGTAGATGTTAACTTAATCATCGCTGGTAAAGGTAACGCTACACACATTGATAACTTAATTACAATCGCTGAAAACAGAAAAGACGCAATAGTATTTGTTTCTCCTGAAAGATCAGATGTAGTTAACGTTACAAATAGTACTACTCAAACAACTAACGTAAAAGGTTTCTTTGATAGTATTAGATCATCATCATACGCTGTATTTGATAGTGGTTACAAATATACATACGACAAATATAATGACGTATTCAGATATGTTCCTTTAAATGGAGACATTGCTGGATTGGCTGCAAGAACAGACTTAATCGCAGACTCATGGTTCTCACCTGCTGGTTTCAACAGAGGAGTAATTAGAGGTGCAGTTAAACTTTCTTACAATCCAACACAAGGACAAAGAGATGAATTGTACAGAGCGAGAGTAAACCCAGTTGTAACATTACCAGGACAAGGTACTTTATTGTTTGGTGATAAAACTGGATTATCAACGCCGAGTGCTTTTGATAGAATAAACGTAAGAAGATTGTTTATTACTTTGGAAAAAGCAATATCAACAGCTTCTAAATTTCAACTATTTGAATTTAATGACGAGTTTACAAGAGCTCAATTTAGAAACATAGTTGAACCATTCCTTAGAGATGTACAAGGTAGAAGAGGTGTTACAGACTTTAGAGTAGTTTGTGATTCTTCTAATAACACTGCTAATGTCATTGATAGTAATGAGTTTAGAGCTGATATATTTGTTAAACCAAATAGATCAATCAACTTTATACAACTACAATTCGTTGCGACACGATCAGGCGCCGCATTTGAAGAAGTGGTAGGAGGATAAACACATGCCAAATATAAATGACTTTAAAGCTAAGTTAAGAGGCGGTGGAGCTCGTGCCAATCAGTTTAGAGTAACAATGCCTTTCCCTGGTTTTGCTGCTGTAGGTGGTGAAACAGAAACTATGAGTTTCTTAACTACATCTACATCTTTACCAGGAATGACTGTAACGGAAGTTGCAATACCATTTAGAGGTAGGGAGTTATATGTTGCAGGTGATAGAACATTTGCTACATGGACTACAACTATTCTAAATGATACTAACTTCTTAATACGTAACGCTTACGAAAGATGGTTAAATGGTATCAACAATATGTCAGATAACGAGGGGTTAGTAAATCCTGTAGATTATCAAGTTGACGGTTTTGTTGACCAATTAGACAGAAACGGTAACGTGATTAAATCATACACTTTCAGAGGAATGTTTCCAACAACTCTGGATGATATTGCTCTATCGTATAGTGATAACAACTCCGTAGAGAGTTTTACTGCTACACATAGATACCAATACTTTGAAACAAACACTACTACTTAATACCGTTATAAGTATTAATAGTAATAGGAGAAACTAAATTATGGCTGAACTGTTTGGGTTTAAGATAGAACGTTTAAAAGACGCTTCAACCGATCCAAGACAAAATATAGTTCCACCTCAAGCGGAAGACGGTACAACAACCGTCCCCGCTGGTGGGTTTTTTGCGTCTTATGGCGGATTTGATGTAACGGCTAGAAACGAGCTAGACTTAATAAGAAGATATAGAGAAGTATCACTCCATCCCGAGTGTGACCTTGCAATAGAGGATATCATATCTGAGGCAATCGTATCAAATGAAAATCAAAATGCTGTACAATTAGATTTAAGTAAAATTGAATACAGCGAATCTATCAAAAAGAAAATAAGAGAATCCTTTATAGAAGTATTAA